CTATCCTCTATCTGAAGGAGGTGCAGAAATGGAACTAATCACGGCCAGGGAAATCATCACCGGACTGATCACGCTGGCGATGTACGAGTTTTTCTTCCGGCCCCTTATATTCAAAACCGGCATCAAACGCAGCAACAAGAAGGAAATAGGAAAGGGTACCGAAAATAAGAGAAAAAGACTTCAAAACACCGGAGAGTGAAAACTCCGATGTGAACTCGGTTGAAGCAAAGACATAGACAGAGACAGCAAAAATCAAAAGGCAGATGTAGAACTGCCGAACGATAACCCGCTTGCTGAATCCTCTTCTGCGGGGAATATGCTCCACCGGGTTAAAGGCTGACCGAATAAGGAAAAGCACAATCAACCAGACGACATTTGTGATTAAACCATTAGCGATTGAATTCAAATCCATAGAACACCTCGCCCCGGCTTCGGCCGGGGCTTTTTCTGTTTAGTGATAAATCACTAATTAGCCATCAAATTTGATACAGGCCGGAAGCGGCCAGACCGCGGACCGCAGCCAGGGCGGCAGCTCTGCCCTCATCATTCATGCTGCGGTATTCGTCGAGAAGCTCCTGCTCTTCTGGAACCAGAGAAGCGGAAGAACTCTCTCCGTATTTCCCATACATCTCACTCAGAGAAACGCCGAAAATCTTCGCAGCGGCGAAAAGTGTTTCGATGTCAACGGAATTGTTTCCCATCTCCCAATTAGAGACAGCCGTATTCCTGACACCAAGCTGATCGGCGAGTTCTTTCTGTGTGAGCCCTGCCCGCTTTCGATAGAACAGCATATTCTTCGCGATCTCGTCTCTCAGATTACCCATTTTTGAATACCTCATTTCAGAAGATCTGAAGAGAATATAACACCGACACCGGGAAGAATCAAGAATAAATTCCAGAAATTCTGAAAAATATTATTGACAATTCAGAATCACTGGATTATATTATCATCGAACTCCAGAAAAACTGGAATTCAGGAGGTGAAAAGAATGCTCGGAGAAAGAATCAGACAGTACATCGTAGAAAGTGGGATGAAGATCGGCGCCGTCGCTGAGCGGGCAGAGATCCCGATGAACACGTTCTCGGCGATGATAAACGGAAAGCGCAGAATCACGGCGGAGGAATACTTCTCGATCTGCGCTGCCCTGGGCCTGCCTCTCGAATACTTTGCAGCCTGAAGAGAGACGGCCGTGCCGTGATACAATCCCGGCACCATACGAAAAGTCCTTGACTTTTCGTAATGAACCATCAGAGAGAAGAATCAGTATGGAACGCATTAATGATCCTTGTTACGTACAAGGCTACACCGCGGCAATTCAAGACGCCATCGAGGTCGTCGAGTACATTCAGAAGGATCTGAAATGCCACGGGCGAAAGCAGAACGCGAAAACCTATACCGGCATTCTGAAATGTATGCTCAAAGGGCGGGTTCTGCTGAGAGAATCATCCACAGCGTTTGTGCGGTGCAGCGATCATGCCAAAGACGGCTTTGAGATCTGGGACAGCCGATACAACAACATGAGCAAAGAGAGAGCCGCGGCTGTGATCGCTGCCCTATGCGGTGATGTGAAGCCGAAAAGAAGGGAGGAAGACGATGAAGACGATGAAGACGATGAAGACGATGAAGACGGACGAACTGATTAAGACGCTGAGATACTGCGCAGACTCAAAAGGACCATGCAGCGAGTGCCCTGGGTGGACGGGAAAGTATGATGACGACTGTATGGTTTCCCACATTCGCCAGGCTGCCGATCTGGTCGAGAAGCTGACGGAAGAGAACGCCGAGCTCCGGCGCGACAGCGAAGCGCTATATGCGGACTTGGACGTCGGAACCGTGGCGATGGAGAGGAGAGGCGAAGCGAATGGATGATTTCATTCAGATCGGCGTGATCTCCGCCAGGGCGCCGGACGGATCCGCGCTGCCATCGGTGCCGATCTACACAAAACGGACGCCGGAGGCGGAGCGGGCCGAAGAAGCAGCGCTCCGGCCGGTGGCGCGGATCTTCGCCGAAAAGATGTCGGAGTACATCAAAGAGGCAGGAAAAATCGAGCCGGGGCTCCGGCTCTGAAATGGAGGAAATGATATGAAACTCAAAGCAATCGGGGCGATCACGAGCAAGGCAAAGCAGCTGATCCTCCTGGATGAAGGCGACAGCCAGTGGGTCGGGGACGGATACGCGTTTTACCTGCTGCCGGAGAGCCTCGGCCAGATCACACCGGCCACCGCCTGCGCGATCTTCGACATCCCGGAGGAAAAGGCGGCAGACTGGCGGATTAAACGGCAGGACATGCCGGAAGCCTTTGACACCACGGACGAAGGATCCGGAGAGGAGATCGTGGTGTATGACACCTATCGCCGGATCATGTGGAACGGATACGATTTGCTTCCGGCTACGTCGGGATACGGGAAAACCTACTTCATCCAGGCGAAATACATGAAGCCGCTGACAGATGCGGATCCGGTCCTGGCGCTCCGGTACACCGAGAAAGGGACGCCGTACTTTGTGGCGAAGGCGGGCATGTTCGCGGAAGCAATCATCATGCCGATGAAAACGTCTCCTGAGCTGGCGGACTGGATGACGGGAACGGTTAACGGAATAGCGAATGCCAGGTACTACGATCAGCACGAGGTCGGGACCGACGAAGACGATGGCGATCTGTAATTCATGCGACGACATGCGCCCGGAGGCATGGCCGAAGGGAGCGATCGCGGCCCGGTGTATGTGCCTGCTCCCGCCGAAAGGGACCATTCAGCACTACGGCCGGACGATGGCAGTGTTCAACCTGGGCGAGGTCGGCGCGATCCAGACGCCGGCATGGTGCCCAAAAAATAAGAAGGAGGAAACAAAAGATGAAAAGACAGAAACAGGAAACCATGCTTGACCGGCTGAGAAGGGAACACCCGGAAGAGATCGGGGATCAGTTCCCGGGCGGCACAAGGCTGTGCCCGGAGGATCTCGGATATGAGCCGAAAACGGTCTGCGAATACTTCCGGGAGCAGGCCACGAAAGGGAAGCAGCTCAACAAGGCGATCTGCCTGAAGTGCTGGGACCGCCCGTTCCAGGAAGATGTCCAGGAAAAGTAAGTGCCGCGCACCGGCAGGAACCGGATACGCGGCAAAAGTAGAAGGAAATTAAATTGACACAAGGAGATTATAAAACATGTTGGACCAAAATGCAATGAGTATTGTTCCGGTCTACGCAAAGACCGAAGTGCCGCACAGAGAGGAAGTGCAGACGGGCATGTGGACAAGAATTATAAACCGCGCATCGGAGCGAATCCGCGTCGGCTTCCGCAGAAAATGGGGAATCCTCATCATCGGAGCGGCGCTGTTCACGATCTATACGGTGATACTCAGCGCCAGCGTGGCACACCGGACGGAAGCCAGAGTCCGGCAGGAGATGGCGGGCGAGGCTGCAGCTGCTGTAGAGCAGTACAAGGCAGAGCAGGACAAGAAGGAAAAGGATGCAGAAGAGGAACAGAAAAAAGCAGGATTCCTTACAGGAGAGGCGAGTCAACAGAACTATATAAACATGCTCGCGGGAACGCTTTCTGAACACGTGGCAAGCCTGAGAATGGAGCGGGGTGTCACGGCGGCGGGAGCCGAAACATATGCATGGGTAGATCTGGCGAGGTTTGCTTCGGGACTTTACGGATCAACGCTTGAGGAAGTTCTTTCGGACCCAAAACAGATTGAGGGATATATCAAGGGACATGCAACGAGACCGGAGGACGATGAGATCGGTCTGAGAGTTGCGACGAATTACGTCATGAAGAAGTTCCCAACCGGGTACAACATGAACATGATGTTTGCAAGGATCATGGCAGACGGATCTGTTGAGGCAAGGGATCAGTACGATACCGGGCCGGACACCAGATACTTCGCAATCGGAAAGTGAGGTATCAGGGATGAGCGAATTCAGAGACGAGGCCCTGAAGAAACTCCGCGAGGGAGCGAAGAATGTGAAGGGCCAGAAAGAGACAGCCATGAAGGAAGCGGTCCGGGCGACGCTGGAAACCTTCTGCACACAGGATGAGGAATTCGCACAGGCCGTGGTACAGGGCGGGAGCTTCTCCGACTGCATGACCACAGTGGCCAAAGGCGTCGGCGGACACATCTCGGACCTCGAGGCCTACAAGAAGGCGGTACAGTTCTATTTCCCGGGAGCGGAGATCCGGATGCAGATGACCATTGATCTGATCGGCGCCGCAGCGGCCAAAGAGCCGGAACCGTACACACCGAAGCACGCCAGCACTGCGAAGCAGGAGAACATCGTCCTGGACTTCACGGAATTTCTGTGAGGTGAGCGGACGTGAGACCGAAGTGCAACCTCACGGAGGAAGAGCGGAACAGGATCCTGCCGAAAATCGACAGCTGGATGTCGAATGAAGAGGAAGAAGAACTCCGGGAGCGGATGCCGAAATACCTATTCTACTGGTACGACAACGGAAGGCGGCATACCTATTGCTCCGGCTGCGGGGCACGGAACCGAGGCACCCTGGGAAAGATCACGCACGGGCAGAAAGTGTGCTGCGTGGTCTGTGGGCGTGAGATGAAGGCGGCGGCAACCGGACGGTATCGGTACGACATGAAGAGCCTGGCCGAATGGACGAAGGCAGCTTTCCTGCGGGTCGATGAGGAGGGAAACCTCCTCATCATGACCGCAAACGTGCTGTGGTACTACAATCAGGACAATCTGCGGGGCGACCTGCAGCTTGAAACAAAAGCAAAGTATTATCTTGCACCTGGGAAAGTCCAGATGTGGGACAGGGGCGAAGAGTACCTCGGGAACGGGAAATGGAGGCCGTATGCGAGGCCGGCAAAGACCGTGGGGGAAGGCTTCGCGGACGGGTACTTATACGGATACCAGGAAGTCAACGGAACCTATCACGTCATCGGTCTGGAAAAGCTGGAAGAGTCAAACTTCCGGTACAGCGCGGCGGAGATCTTCTTCGACCGGCTTGGGCTTACCCTGGAAGAGGGGCGGGTTCGGTGGCTGATCAGCTATCTTGCGCAATACGCCGTTCGGCCACAGCTCGAAATGGCCGTAAAGGTCGGAATGAGAGAGGCGGCGGCAGAGCTGGTGGAGCAGGGCAGGGTCAACAGCCGGTTCCTGGACTGGAAGGCCACGACGACAGCGGGATTCCTGCGGATGGGGAAAGCGGATGCAACCGCATTCCTGCGGGCGGGGATGGACCTGAAGGAACTGAGATTCTACCACAGCGAGTGCAGACAACAGATGAGCATGGCGGAGTACATCGATTTCCGGAAGAAATACCGGGGCGAGTACGAAGCGCGGCTGCTGATCAGCGCGGCGAAAACTGTGGGCGCCACACTCCGGCAGGCCATGAACTACGTCGAGAAGACGGGAAATCTGAGGCTTTGGAAGGATTATCTGGACATGGCTGACCGGCTGAATTATGACCTGACGGACCGGACGGTGGCCATGCCGAAGAATCTGCGGGAGCGGCACGACGCGGCGGTGGCGACGATCGACTATCAGAAAACGGAGGCCAAAGAGAAGGCCTACCGGGAGCGGCTGGAAAAGCTCAGGAAGAAATACGAGTTCACGATGGACGGGCTGCGGATCGTGGTTCCGGAGAAGGTCCTGGACATCGTGAAAGAAGGGAAAACCCTGCACCACTGCGTCGGAGGCTACGCCGGACGGCACGCGGACGGGAGCACCTGCATTCTGTTCATCCGACATGAGCGGAGACCGGAACGGAGCTTCCTGACACTGGAACTGGACGAAAAGGCGCTCAGAATCCGGCAGCTGCACGGGTACCAGAACGAGGGATACAGCAGTAAGGCAGTACCGCCGTCGGTCCGGTATCGGGGATTTCTCGACACCTGGCTCGGATGGGTGAAGGCCGGAAGCAGACGAAACAGAAAAGGACAGGCAATTTTGCCGGAGAGGACGAAAACAGCATGAATGAACTGAAAGAGAAACGGACGCCGGAACAGATCGGCGCTGAGATCCGGATGTATGTGAATACGGGCCGATGGATTACGACGCTCTGCGCCATCGAAATCGGCCGCAGGCTGGTCGAGGCAAAGGAACTGCTGCCGCATGGGGAGTGGCTTCCGTGGCTCAAAAGAGAAACGGAGTTTTCGGAAAGAAGCGCACAAGATTACATGCGCGTCTTCAAGGACTATTCCGCCTCACAACTCGGCATGTTTGGACCGGAAACAAATACGCAGACGTTTGCGGATTTGCCATTTTCAAAGGCTTTGGCCCTTCTTTCGGTGCCAGAAAGTGAGCGGGAAGAATTCGCGAAAGAGGTCGACGCGGAGCATATTTCAGTCCAAAATCTCAAGAAGGCGATCAAAGAACGGGAAGCACAGGTCGAAGCGCTGAAAAAGGACATCGAGGGCGAGCGGAACCGCGGCGATGACGCTATCCGGGCACAGAAGGAGGCCGAGGACCTGCTGAAAACGCAGGATCAGATGCTTGTCGAGGCAAAGGCACAGATTGCGGAGCTGGCCAAGCTCAACAAAGAGCTCGAAAACCGGCCGCATGAGGTGGCCGTGGAGACGGTCCGGGACGAAGAGGCCATCGCCGCAGCGGCGAAGGAAGCCAGGGAGAAGGCCGAGGCCAAGGCGGTGAAGCAGGCGAACAAGCTCAACCGGGAGCACGACAAGACCCTGAAGGAACTGCACGAAAAACTTGAAGCTCTCAAAAAAGAGCGGGACATGCTGGTGAAGGAGGCAGAGACCACCGGAAGCGACGCGGACACGAAAATCGCCGCAGCGGAAGCCGAGGCGGCGCGGATCCGCGCCGAGCTGGAAGAAGCACAGAAAAAACTGAAGGCGTCCAGCGCGGACGTGGCCAAGTTCGGCGTCTGGTTTACGCAGGTTCAGAACGACTTCAACCGGATGATGGAAGCTCTGCGCGAAGTAAACGAGCGGGATCCGGAAACCGGGGAGAAGCTGAAGAGAGGAGCGGTCACGCTCCTGAAGAACCAGGTGGCGAGGCTGGAACCGGAGGAGGAATGAGCATGGGATTCTACGTCAATTTGGAGATGCCGAAGGATTGCCCGATGTGCCCCTTCGCGCATTATGACATGTTCAACACTTTCTGTGGATGTGACATCACCAGAGGGAAACGATGGGCGGTGAAAAATGACAAGGACTACGCCGAGTCATCCACAAGACCGGATTGGTGCCCTCTCATCGAAGTCCCTGAACCGCATGGGGATCTGATCGACGCGGACAAATTGAAAGAAACTCTTGATTATTACATCAGCGAAGCTGGATGGAGCGACGAAATCAATAAGGCTCTCAGTTGGGTGAAAGATGAATTTATCGACTCGGAGCAGGCCGTCATCTCTGCGAGTGAGGAGGGCTGAGTGATGGAAGATATAAAATATGGGGCATGGCTATGGACTGTTACGCCTCTGAATTATTATCTGGCACGGAATCCAAATAATTTAGCCATCTACAAGCCAAAAGAAACGGAGGAAGACAATATGGAAGAGCTTAAACCATGCCCGTTCTGCGGGAGCGATGTCGAAATAGTGAGCGCGGACGAAATAACAGGAGCTGAACATCCATTCGACAAAGGAGCTGATATATCGTTCTGGTTTAAGTGCTACGGATGCGATACCGATATCTTCCACGATGAGCCGTATGCCAATATTGATGAGTTGTTACAACGTAGTATCAAGTGGTGGAACAGGAGGGCTGAGTGATGGACGACAGCTGGAAGACCTGTGACAACTGCGCACAGTGGATTTGCTACTACTGCGAAGACAAGAAGCTATGGAAGCCGATTCCATGCCCGCACTGCGGCGGGCCGCTGTCGGAACTGAGAAAATATCGATACGGCGGCGGACCGATCGGGGAACTGGCCAGGTATCACGGACAATGGTACCGTCATTGCTACAGCTGCCACGCGGAATTCTTTGAGGAGGAATGAAAATGTGCAAAAGGGACTGTGTTTATGCCGGAACACAGAACATTCAGTTCGGCTCCGGGGAGCACTGCTGCGATTATGTGATAGCGGAGCTGGGAACCGAGAGTGAACATAAGACAAGACTCGGCCAGCTGGTCAAAAAGTTCAAGCTGCCGTCGACGCATCGGAAAATCAGGCTGCTCATGATGGGGGAGAACTGCCCGTTCTATGACCCGCTGTCCGGCAGAAAGAAACCGATCCGGAGGCAAAGCCAGATCCTCCCCAGGAAGCCGAGAGAAGCGAAGGAATACACCGCGCCGGCAGATGAGGACAGGCTCATGGAGCTATACAAAGAAGGACTGTCGGACAGGAATGTTGCCGAAACGCTGGGCTTGAAGGAATTTCAGGTGCTCAGATGGAGACAGGAGCGGGACCTTCCGTCAAACTATTCGCTTCACCGCCTGGACAAGAACCGGGCCCGCGAATTGTATGAGGAGGGAAAATCGGACAGGGAGATCGCGGAAATCCTTGGAGTCGCACCGAATACGATCTGCCACTGGAGAAAAACGGAGAAACTGAAGGCGAAAAGGCAATATGCAAAAGTGAATTATGATCGGCTCCGGGAGCTTTACGATCAGGGCCTGAATGATACGCAGATCTACAGGATCACCGGGACCAGCAAAGACGCGGTCAGTAAATGGAGGAAAAGCACCGGCCTGAAATCGAACTGGAAAGGAACAAAATAATAACAGCGGATTAAGCTCGGACAGAGATCCGGCATCCGCTGCGGATTCTGAATCCGGGGCAGGAGGGTGACTTCCTGCTTCGGCTTGAGAACCCGATGCACCTTGATTATTTCAGAGAACCTTTAAGAAACGCCTCGCACGCGCATACGCGCGCACGCGTTTCTTTCGAGACCTTTTAGCGGCTAAGATAACGACCATCTTCAAAATACAGGAGCGGGAGGATATGAGACGACTGATGGAATACAAGATCATCTCCGGGAGGACTGTCGAGACCAGGCGAAGCTGGCTCTCGATCGGGCCGACCTATAAGAAGCCGAGAGGAACCCGAAAGGCGGGGGCCTCGTCCCTGAAGAAGATCGCCGCCAATGAGAGGGAGCGGATCAAGCAGCTCGCACGCCTGATCAACTGCAACTTCGGAGCGGGAGACGGCTTCGTCACCATGAAGTATGACGATGCTCACTATCCGAGTGATCTGAGCTATGAGACAGCGGATGCGATCCTCGTGAAGTTCCTCCGGAAGCTCCGCAGGGAATACCGGAAGGAGAGCGGAAAGGCTTTGCCGGAAGTCTCGATCACGGCGAACTGGAGCCCGCACCGTCAGGCACCGGCCCGGCTGCATGAGCATCTTGTCATCCCGTCCGATGCTGTGGAGCTGGCCCGAAAGCTCTGGCCGGAGTTCGGAGGACCGGGAACCGTGATCGTGAAGGATTTGAACGACGAGGGAGACTATACCAAGATCGCCGCATATATGATCGCGAACGTGAAGGGACGGCCGGCCGGTGAGAACACGTATCACTGCTCGCGAGGGATGGCCCGGCCGATCTACACCGAACCCGTTCCCGTGGATGACGTGGAAGATCTCCAACCGGACTATGGCTCGATCTTGAAGGACATCGAGGAGACCAAGGACGAAGATGATCGTGTGATCGGGAAGTATCAGCGCTGTGTGTGGAAGAATCCGCCGAAGGTGAGAGGCGGGCAAATCATCCTGCCGAAGAGAGGGAGGCGAACAGCATGAAAAGAGCGAGGGATCCGTGGTGGCCATCAGTCCAGAACATTCTCCGGAACTATCCGGCAATGAAGCGGGAGGTCGAAGAACTGCACCGCGCAACCGTGACACCTCGCTACAACTCGACCGGCGGGGGATCCGGCCCGGGAAGATCAACCGAGCAGACCGCACTCCGGGAACTGGATCCGGCCAGGCAGCGACAGCTCGACGCGGTATCGAAGGCGATCCGGATCACGGCCAGGTCGAAGGACGGCGCCGGACACTGGAGGAATGAGATCATCCGCCTCGTGTACTTCCGACAGTCTCACAACCTGCACGGAGCGGCTCAGAAGTGTTACGTCTCTTTCCGGACGGCCCAGCGGTGGCAGCGGGATTTCTTCGACATCGTGGAGCGGGAGCTCGGCCTGAAATGAAATGGCGCCAAAGCATCTGCAAACCGGAATATCATGATACCATCGGAGAATCATGAAAGACTTCACTGACAGATTTTACAACCGGCCCGCGTGGATGGCGTGCCGGTCCTCGTTCATCCGGAAGCGCCAGGCGATCGACGGCGGACTGTGTCAGCGCTGCGGCCAGCGCCTCGGGTACATCGTCCACCACAAGATCGAGCTGACGCCGGAGAACATCCACGACCCGAAGATCGCCCTCAATCATGACCTGCTCGAGTACGTCTGCCTCGAATGTCACAACAAAGAGCACGGCGTCTTCCAGCCGGCAGACCGTCGCGTCCTGTTCGACGACGACGGAAACGTGATCGACGTGATCGATCGTGATCGCAGACCTCCCCCCGGTCGATGACCTCGGCCGGGCTCTCTCTGTACCGCAGCCCCCAGCCTCGAAGAATACGCGGGCCGCGCACGAGACCCCCCTGCCGAAAAGGGAGAGGCAACAAGAAAACCGTGCGCACGTCACGCGCATGTGCGCATGAGCTGAACAGGTGATTAAACATGCCGAAAGCAGCCAGGGAGAAAACCAAAGAAGAGCGGATCCGCGGAGAGAAGAACCGACTGACGAAACTCTTCCGGGAACTTCCGGAGAAGAAGAAAAAGCTGACCGTCGGACTGATCGAGAGAGCCGCCTTCATGCGCGTCGAGCTGGAGGACCTGGAGCTCGACCTGAAGGAAAACGGCTGGACGGAGTCCTTCCAGCAATCGAAGAACCTCGAACCGTACGACCGGGCCCGTCCGCAGGGCCAGACCTACAACACCATGAACACGTCGTACCAGAAGATCATGAAACAGCTGCACGACATGCTCCCGCAGGAGCAGACGCAGAAGGCCCAGGACGACGGCTTCGAGGCTTTTGTGATCGGACGTGATGGAGAGTGACCTTCCGACAGTATCCGCCGTCGTATAACCCGATCCTCGAGTACTGGGCGAAGATCGAGAGCGGAGAGGAGCCGGCCTGCGCAAAGATCCGGAAGCTGTACGCGCACCTGGTGGACAAGATCCGGAATCCGGGCGAGTATCACTACAGCCCGGCAAGGGCAAACCACATCATCGAATTTGCCGAGAACTACTGCCGGCACTCGAAGGGAAAGTACGGCGGCCAGATGGTCCGCCTCGAGCTCTGGGAGAAGGCGCTGCTCGCGGCCGCCTTCGGCTTCGTCGATGACGACGGCCTCCGACAGTATCAGGTCGTCCTCCTGATCGTCGCCAAAAAGAACGGGAAGAGCCTGATCGCTTCCATCGTCGGGAACTACATGCTCACGGCAGACGGTGAGGCAGGCCCGGAAGTCTACGCTGTGGCCACGAAGCGGGACCAGGCGAAAATCATCTGGAACGAAGCGAAGCGGATGATCAAGAAATCGCCGAGCCTCTCGAAGCGGATCCGGCCCCTCGTCGGGGAGCTGGCCTTCGACGAGAACGACGGAACCTTCAAGCCACTCGCCAGCGACAGCAACAGCCTCGACGGCCTGAATGTTCACTGCGCTCTGATGGACGAGATCCACCAATGGCAGAACGGCCGGGCGCTGTATGACATCATCGCCGACGGCGTGACGGCCAGAGAACAGCCGATGATTTTCATGACCTCGACCGCCGGCGTCATCCGTGAGGACATTTACGACTTCAAGTACGACGAGGCCGAGAACGTGATCAACGGCTGGAACGATCCGGAAGGATACCACGACGAGCGGTTCCTGCCGGTCGTCTATGAGCTGGACAAGCGCGAAGAGTGGACTGATCCGAAATGCTGGAAGAAGGCGAACCCGGGCCTCGGAACGATCAAGAACATCCGGACGCTCGCCGAGAAGGTGGAACGGGCGAAGGCGAACCCGGACCTCGTGAAGAACCTCGTCTGCAAAGAGTTCAACATCCGCGAGACGACCTCCGAGTCCTGGCTGACCTTCGAGGAACTGAACAACACGGACACCTTCCGGCTCGACTTCGAGGCGAAGCGGATGATCTGGACACACGACGGAGAGGAGCGGATCCTCTCGTATCCGCGCTACGGCATCGGCGGCGCCGACCTCTCGCAGACGACGGACCTCACCTGCGCGACGGTGCTCTTCGCGGTACCGGAGGCGCCGGGCTACCTCTTCCGCCTGTCGATGTACTTCCTGCCCTCTGAAGTCCTGGACAAGCACGTCCGGGAAGATCACGTCCCGTATGATAAATGGCTCGACCGCGACCTTCTGACGGTCTGCGAGGGCGGCAAGGTACACAAGGACGCCGTGACGGACTGGTTCCGGAAAGTCCGGGAGGATCTGGACATATACGTCCTGTGGTGCGGGTATGACTCCTGGAGCGCTCAGTATTGGGTCGAGGACATGAAGATGCTTCTCGGCGGCGAGTCGATGATCGCCGTCCACCAGGGGAAGAAAACGCTGTCGAACCCGATGGGCGTGATGGGATCGGAGATCCGGGCGAAGCGGATCGTCTACAACAACAACCCGATCGACAAGTGGTGCCTCGCGAACACAGCGATCGAGCAGGACAAAAACGGCAATATCCAGCCGCACAAGACCACAAGAGCGACGAAGCGCATCGACGGCACGGCGGCCATGCTGGACGCCTTCGTCGTATTCACCGATAAACAAAACGATTACATGAACCTGATCTGATCTGAGGGGTGATATTTTGGGACTGTTTGAGAAGATTTTCGGGGGAGGTTCCCGGAATCCGGCAATCAAGGGATACTTCGAGACCCTGACTGCATACAATCCGGTTTTTTATACACGATCCGGCGGAATATACGAAGCGATGGAGACGAGGGCTGCGATCCACGCGATCGCGACGCACTGCTCCAAGCTGAAGCCGCATGTCAACGGACCGCAGAGCGCCAGACTCGACCGACGCCTTCAGCTGCAAATGAACCCGTGGCAGAATACACAGCAGTTTTTATACCGGGC